GTTCCATCATGGCTGTCTCTAAATACTTCTACAGGACAATTGAGCGGTACTCCAACACAAGAGGGAACATACTCTATAACAGTTATACCATCTGGTCCAGGTGGGGTAGGTCCAAGCAGAACATTCTCAATTACAATTGCATCTGCCTCACCAGAGTGGATTGATTCAACATTGCAAAATAACTTTGCGGTTTTAAATACGCCATACTCTGATGGATTCTCTGCATCAAATGTCACATCCTCTAGTGGCTATTTGATTACTGGATTGCCAACAGGTATGACCTATAATCCAGGCACTGGTGCAATATCTGGATCGCCAACTCAGACGGGTGAATTTACCATACAAGTAACTGCATTCGGTATTGACGGCACTACAATTACTTCTAGTGCTCCGCTTACTGTATTCTATCCTGGAGAAAGAAAAGGTCTTTCTGGAACATGGTCAAATATATCAGAGATGAAGCGATTTAATGGAACTGTTTGGGTGCCAGTTCAGTTTGTTAAGAGAAAAACATCTTCTGGTTGGGAAAATGCCTCTAATTAGGAAAGTCTTTAATGATTGACTTGGCACTATTGTTTGTAGTCCAAGCAGACCAATTCTTGCCACCATTAGACATTTGATATGCAATCATTGCATTAGTTAGTGGATCGAACAAATCTTTTTCAGAATCGAGATTGTATTTGGCAACCCTATTTTTACCAAGGGATCCAGACATGTTAATTTGAAAAAGGCCATAGCAGTCACTAGACCTGTTATATGCCATAGGACGTTTTGTTGATTCTTTAACTGCAATTGCCCAAGCATACTTTAGTGAGTATCCAGAAAAACCAGCTTCACGAAGAATTGAAATTAACTCTTTATTTGATAGCATATACTTTTCGTCATACGTAGCATCTACAATTTTATATTCGCCACGTTCAAAGTTAAGTTCTTGTGTAATGTTTGGCACCGTTAATTTTTGTGTTTCAATATTAGCTGGTTGCCCCACTATGCTAGAAGCAGTTAGTGAGACAACCATGCTAATTGAACCAAATAGAATGTTGGTATTCATTAGTTTTCTATTACCCTTACAAAAGAGATTTCGCTTTGTGCAAACCAGCTATCAGTTAATTTAATGATTTCAGTTTTAGTTCCTGGCTTTCTTGCGTGTACAACTTTGCCATTTCCAATATAAATGCCAACATGATAATACTTTTCAGAATTAAGGTGCTTAAAAGCCACAATGTCTCCAGGTTTTGGGGTAGAGACATGTGTTCCTGCATATCTAGCCTGTTTGCTAGCAGAATGTTCTAGCTCAACGCCAAGTCCTTCATAGAACCATCTAGTAAGCCCAGAGCAGTCCCATCCAGACGGAGAGGATCCACTGAAAACATATGGAACACGATTAACGTATTTTTTTAGCTGCTTGATTCTTTTTTCAAGAGCAACGGCGTTTTTTTGTTTGGCAACGCCTTCAGCCATTTTAGCGATATTTAGCTCACGCTCTTGCTTTACTGCTATCGAGTAGTTTATCACACTTTGCTGTTTTGGATTTGTATTAACGCTTTGGGCGTTATGTCGAATATCTCCAACAGCGATTGATGCAGAACAACTAACAACTAGCAGTCCTGCGATTCCTAGTATTGCAATCTTCTTCAAGTTGCACCTCCTAAAGCAAAAAGCACCTTTTTTAAGGGTGCCGTTCGGTTGTCTAAATAGTTTAGCACGATTTTGGTTAAAAATCAACTGAAATCCTATGTTATAATTAAACAATGGCAACGCTAAGAGGTTCAGCCTCATCTTATGATATTGGGAACATACCCCCAAGAATTAATTGGACTATTGTTCGAGGTGACACAGCCTCGTTTAGAGTATACGTAACAGATGACAACAAAGAGGCTCTAAACATTCCAGACTGGAATATCTCTATGCAGATTAAGAGGCCAAACTCGTCAGCTAACCTCGGTAAGATAACTGATGACGCTACCTTGGTTCTAGAGCTTACGCCATCCGCAGACAGCGATGATCTAGCAGGAGAGTTCACGGTTTCTCTTACTGCTGCACAGTCAGCAATCCTTCAAACTGGAGATATTTTTGACATTGAGCTATCCCTTCCACAAGATGAGCTAGTTTGGACGGTTGCTCAGGGTAGTGTAACTATTCTTGAGGATGTTACTGCATAATGGCTTCAGTAAAAGTTATTGAAGACAAGAAACATAGAGCAAACTATTTTAAAGCTATAGATTATGGAATTATAAATGTTGCTAAGCGAGGATGGACATCAGTAATAGTTGAGGAAGACATTCCGTTTAGAGTCAAGTTTACAAACATCACAATTCCTGGATATGGACCAAACAACATCCCTGGTATTGGCATTCAGGTCATTGGTTACAGCAACTACATTCTCTAATGTTTAAAAATCCTGGTATACTTGTTACATGGCCAGAGTATCTATTCCTTATGTAAAGTCACGCTACGAAACAGGTGACAGACCGTCCCAAGAGGACTACGAAGATCTAATTGATACCGTTGCTGCTCAATCTACCGACCTCGGTACATTTGGTAACAACGAGAATACAGTTAGCGACATCCAAAACCCAACTGTACTGGATAGCTTTGATGCTACGGTATGGAGAATGGTTAAGTATATTGTCTCACTATCTAAGACTTCTCAGGGAGACAACTACTTCTACGCCACAGAATTGACCGTACTTGTTGATGGAGAAAATGTTTCTGTGTCAGAGTTCGGAACAATAGACAACGATGGGAATATGGGCACCATAGCTGTCTCTCGGACTGGAAATACTGTAGCACTTACAGTTACCCCAGATTCAGTCATTAAGCCAGTTACCGCACGTTTTGCACGTATGGGACTTAAGGCATAAATTAAACAGGAGATAACAAAATGGCAACAGTCGTAAAAGACTTTAAGATTAAGAGCGGTCTGATTGTTGAGGGCACCAGCGGTACCATCAACGGTTATGACATTCTTACAAAGAAAACAGCAGACCAGAACTACATCATTGGTCTGATTGGTGGAGCTGCAACTTCAGAGGCAACTCCAGATACAGTAGTTCTTCGTGATGAAAACGGAGACTTTTCTGCAAACGTAGTTACTGCTGACCTTGTTGGTGACGTAACTGGTAACGCAGATACAGCTACTGCACTTGAGACATCTCGTACAATCGAGCTAACTGGTGATGTTACTGGTTCTGTATCCTTTGACGGTACTGCAAATGTTCAGATTTCTACAACTCTAGACGGATCATTCGCAACAGACGCAGAAGTTGCTACAGCTAAGGGCGAAGCAATTACTGCTGCTGGAGACTACACAGACCAGGAAATTTCTGACCTAGATGCTTCTCTCAAGCTATACGCTGACCAGGCAGAGGCAGACGCTCTAGACGCAACAACCAAGGCTGACCAGGCAGAAGCTGATGCTATTGCTGCAGCTGCACTAGATGCAACCACAAAGGCAAACGCTGCTGAGGATGCTGCAAAGCTGTACGCAGATGGTCTTGCTGTCAACTATGACGCTGCTGGCTCAGCAGACGATGCACTAGATGCTGCAAAGGCATATACAGACCAGGAAGTTGCTGCTCTTGTAGATGGTGCTCCAGCTCTTCTAGACACTCTAAATGAGCTAGCTGCAGCTATTGCTGACAACCCAAACTACGCAACTGACGTTGCAAACTTGGTTGCTAGCAAGGCAGACACAACCTATGTTGACGACGAGATTGCTGCTGCAATCCAGGCTACAACATACACTGCAGGAACAAACATTGACATCACTGGCAACGTAGTTTCTGTAACTGGCCTAGACTCAGCAGACATTTCTGACTTCAACACAGCTGCAGTATCTGCAAACACTGGACTGTGGGACACCATCGGTGCAGCTTCGACCGCAGAGACCAACGCTAAGGCATATGCCGACGGCCTTGCTGTTAACTATGACGCAGCTGGTGCTGCAGCAACTGCAGAGTCAAACGCTAATGACTACACCGATACAGTTGTTGGTAACCTTACAACTAGCGACATCGAAGAAGGCGACAACATGTACTTCACCGATGCTCGTGCAACCAACGCAGCTGGTGTTCTTCTTGCCAACGCTTCAACAACTAACGTCACCGTATCGTA